CTTTGACAAGATTTTCCGAAAGTGATGCTACTGATTTTTTAATGATAGATTCTGACGAAAGCTGGAACCCTGTATCAGTAGTAGATTCTTTGCTTCATGTAGACCCCATAGTAGCGGGTACTTACCGCATGAAGAACGGTAAGTTAGATTACATAGGCGATTATAACAGGGATAATAAAGGCCGATTACTTGGAAAGACTGTAGAAAAAGGCAGGTTTCTTTTAGAAGCCTTCCGGGTTCCTGCGGGATTCCTGAGAATTAAAAAAGAAGTAGTATTGAAATATATTGAAACATACCCGGATAGTTATTTCTGGTTAAATAATAAAAAAGTATATCCGTTTTTCTTCAATGAGATTATAGATCATACATTTACGGGCATGGATTTATGTTTATCTGACAAACTGAGAGAACTCGGCTATCAGATTTGGGTAGACCCTATGTTTGAAATAGACCATTGGGGTATGGCAAAATTCACAGGTAATTTTGACAAGTATTTAAAAGAACTTAAAGATAAAGAAAAGCAAGAAAAGAAGTTAAAGAAATTCTGGAAAAGGTAAAACATGGCTCAAGGCGTTTATAAAGTTACCGAACTTTTTGAAGAAAAACTCGCCGAATATACGGGTGCTAAATATGCCGTAGCTCTCGATTGTTGCAGTAACGCTATCTTCTTGAGCTTGAAGTATCAAGGAATAGAAGGCAAGGAGATTACGATACCTTCGAGAACTTACATGAGCGTACCGTGCGAGATTATACACGCAGGCGGGAAGGTTAAATTCGAGCCTGTTAAAGGCACGACACTTAAAGGTGCATATAACCTATGGCCTACAAAGACTTGGGACTCCGCTTTGAGATTTACATATAATATGTATATGCCCGACACTTTTATGTGTCTATCCTTCTCCGGGCCTTATAAACATTTAAAACTTACGAAAGGCGGAGCAATTTTAACAGATGATTACGAGGCTTATTTATGGTTTAAAAGAGCAAGGTTCTCAGGCCGTAGAGAGTGTAATTATCTTGATGATAACTTTGATATGTTAGGTCATAATTTCTACATGATGCCTGAAATAGCAACAAGAGGACTTTTACTCATAGAGCAGTTTTATGATAACGGGAAACCTATAGACAACGAAGATGTAGAAAAATCATACCCGGATTTAAGTCAGTTCAAGGTATATCAATGCCAATAACAATAGGACACCATGCGGAACTATGGGGCGAAATTGAGACTTTTCGTGACGATATCGTGACGATAGGTAATTACTTCGTACTCGCGGCGGGAGCTACCATTATAACTCACTGCCCTATAAGACTGTATAAAGAAAACATTAAAATCAATATAGGGGATTATGTTTATATCGGCAAGAAAGCCGTAGTGCTTCCGGGCGTGAATATAGGTAACAACGTAATGGTAGGCGCAGGGAGCATTGTAACACATGATCTGCCTTCCGATTCTATATGTGCCGGGAATCCTTGTGTATTTAAAAGACCTCTGGAAGGGAAGGAATTATTGAGATTTCAAAAATTGGCAGAGCAGGGAAAGGTAGGAAATGGAATTGAACCCGACTATTCTTCATAAAGGAAAGAATGTTATTATCAGTCCTAAAGCAAGTATCTATTGTGACTATTTGGAAATTGGAGATAATGTGCGTATTGATGATTTCTGCATATTGACGGGCAATATAAAAATTGGCTCTAATATTCATATTGGATGTTTTGATTTTCTCTGCGGAGGTAACGGCATAGAACTTGAAGATTTTGTGCAGTTGTCAGGCCGAGTTTCGCTTTATTCTGCAAATGATGATTATAGCGGTCATAGTTTGGTTGGCCCTTGCATTTCTGATGAATTTAAGCCCGGATTGCAGAAAGGAAAAATCTTACTTAAAAGACATACTCTAATCGGAGCCAACAGCATAGTAATGCCCGGTATTACAACAGGTGAAGGATGTGCAATCGGAGCTTTTAGTTTTGTAAATAACGATATCCCTGAATGGGAGATTTGGGGCGGCAGACCAATAAAATATTTAGCTAAAAGATCGAAAAATATGTTGAACTTTATACCGTCTGTCAACAAAAGAGAGGTACGCTATGAGTCTGGTGTATGACGTTATTTATGGCGCATTAAGGCTTTGTAGAGTCAGGAATACAAACAGTGCGATACTAACCGAAGCGTTAGACTCTTTAAATCTGATGCTCAAGTCTTGGGAAGAGACTATGTTGACGCCGACTACGGAATCTTTCACCTTAACTGCCAGTACCGCAGGATACACTATAGGAACCGGAGGGACTTTAGACACAGCAAAACCCATGAGCATTAAATCTGCATATATCAGGGATTCGGACGGCGTAGATTACGAAGTTGAAGTCTCAATGTCTCCAATAGACTATAATTTAGTAAGCGATAAAGATGTAGATGAAAGAGCTAATGAATTATACTACGATGCTAATTATTCAAGCGGTCTTGGGTGTATATATCTGAACGGAGCTTACTCTACAGCAGAGACTTTATATCTTACATCGTATAAACCAATTACGTCTTATACGGCTATAACGGATACTATAACACAGCCTGCTGAATGGGAAAAGGCTATGAGATATAATCTTGCGATAGACCTTGCCCCCGAATATGGCATGGCTTTAGACCCGTACATTTTAAACGAAGCGGCAAGACTTAGAAATATAATAGAATGTAGAAACTCAAGCACACCAATCGCTAAATTTGATTCAGCACTTTTGAGGTAGATAATGGCGTATGTTGGTCAGACATATAGGATAGGGCAAATAGGCGGGTGGAACGCTAATCCCGATCTTGATCTTGTGCCGAAAGAATGTATGATTGATGTTGAAAATATCAATATACATAGAGGCGGCAGGCAACCCAGAGGCGGCACAGAAGTAGCAAACGGTGATTTAGTAGCTACCGGATATGTTTCTACAACCAAGTTAATGTCTCACTTTGACGGAGCAGATGCGGCTACAGCTTACATAGACCCGATCCAAGGCGCGGCGACTTTTGTAGGAACTGCGGCATTAGATACAGCACAAAAAAAATTCGGCACGACTTCGCTTCTGCTTGATGGTAATTCGGATTATATTACATATCCGGATTCAGCTGACTGGTATTTAGGAACTGGCGATTTTACAATTGATATGTGGGTAAGATTCGCGGTTAAACAGGGTAGTTGTTTTTTTGAACAAAGAGTCGATAACGATAATTATTATATGTTATATTATGTTTCTGGAACAGATCTTCTATGCTTTAAGAGTGAATCTGCGGCATCTTTTTTGGCATATTATAGAGTTTCTTGGATTCCCGTTGTCGATACATGGTATCATATAGCATTTGTTCGGTCAGGGGCAAGTGTCTACATATTTATTGATGGAGTTAGTCAAGCATTGATTCCCGTTGTCGGAATAACAGTCAGCACAAGTTTTCCAAATCTCGCAGCGACATTTAAAATTGGATTCGGCGCATATACTAATTATTATATTAACGGTTGGATCGACGAATTTAGAATCCAAAAAGGCGTAGCGGTATGGACTGCCGATTTCGATCCTCCTATAGTCCCTTACGCACAAGACGATTATACGGGCATAACCGGAGTATATCACTTCATTCGTGAAAACGGACAACTTAGCGGTTATTATGTAGTTGATGAAAATGCCGATAATATAGGCGACGAAAATGGGAATTATTTAGTATCCGAAGGTTCTGATATAATAGTTGGAACGAGCGACGGAGACATTATAAAAAATTATACTGAAAATCTAAAAGCAGATTTAACGGCTAATCTAAAGTATTATTTTGAAACTTTCTATGATGAATTATATATCACAAACGGAGAAGACAAACCTCAAGTTTATGGTAATAATTTAAGTTACGCTTGGGATATGGGGTCTCCAAAACCTTGTGTCGCGGCTTTAGGCGGTGACGGGGGTGCGGTTACTTCAGGGACTCATTCTTATAAAATAACTTTCGTTACGGCAAGCGGAGAAAGTTCTGGGAGTATAGCATCTAACGTAGTTACTGCGGCAGAGGGAAACGATAGTATTGATTTAACAAGCATTGAAGTCGGGCCTACTGGTACAACTCAAAGAAAAATTTATCGCACAGCAGCGGGAGGTACAGCATATTTATTGCTCGCAACTTTAGATAATAATACAGCTACGACATATACGGACGACATAGCAGACGGTTCTTTAACTGATGCAATCCCAACAACAAGCCTTGCGTTCCTTCCTACAGACTGGCAATCTGACTGGCCAAAGTATTTCTTAAAGCACGGGCGCGGAGTACATAAAAGACTTTGGGCTTATGGAGTTGAAGGACATCCAAATATGCTTTATGCTTCGGCTAACGGACTGGCAGACTTCAGTAATACTAACACTATACTTATTAAAATAATGACAAATAAGATTACCGGATGTGTAGAATTTGGGGGTAATCTTGTAATCTTCAGCAGGGATAAAACCTTCATATTAGACGATGTTGCAATAGGCGTTATGAATTGGGGTTATCAGGCAGCTCAATGGGATGGAGGCGCGGCGCATCAGAGGCTCATAGTTAAAACTCCCCGTGACGTTGCCGTAATGGACGAAACCGGAAACATATTCTCAATTATGGCAAGTCAGCAAGTTGGAGATTATCAAATAGCATCCCTCACAAAACCTACACATATAGATAAATGGATTAAAGAGAATGTAGATTTATTAAAGATAGATAAATTCCACGCGATATATGATTCTGAACTTAGAGCCATTAAATGGTTTATGATTTCTAAAGATTCTGACAATCCTGATATTTGTCTTGTGTACTTCATAGATTACGCAACATGGACTAAACATACATTTAACTTATATCATTTATGTTCTAATTCTGTTAAAGTAAACGAGTCTTTATGGAAAATTTATACAGGTGGATTTAGCGGCAAGGTTTTCAGTTTAGAATCTGATACTCTATTAGACGATGGGACGTATTATAGAAAATATTTCAAAACTCCATTGATACATATAGATAATCCAAGAGCGAGCAAGATGTTCGATCGATTATCTCTGATCGTAAAACCTCAAGGCACTGAATTATTAAATTACAAAATATCAATCGATAATAGAGAGATAGGGACTTTCAGAACTACACTTCCCGGTGCGAGTGATTTTATGCAGAACATAATTTCATATATCGGAGCTACTGGATTAAGACTACAGCTTGAATTTTTCAATAACGATAACGATGATTTTTTCATCAGTGAGATTATGGTGGATTATCAGTTATTAGGCAGTGCTGACGAATACGCATACGCTACGGCAGATTTGGTTTTAGAATTTGGGTATGTGTACTTAGGATTCTTTTCGTTCTATACACAAGACTGTGAAAGATATAATCCAATAAATAATTCTTGGACGATTTTAAATGACCTCCCACTACCTTATAGGGTGTATAGTTCGGCTAATACGATTTTATCTAAAAGTTATATTTGCGGAGGTATTTATATTATAGGATTTACAGTAGAAATTTTACAAAATTGTGATGAATATACACCTTTAACAAATAGTTGGGCTTCCAAGACGGATATACTAAGTGCCAAAACCATATTTTCTGCTTCTACTATAATGGATAAAGGATATATTTATGGCGGTCGGGATGATAGTATTGAACTTCAAGATTGTGATAAATATGATTCAATAGCCGATAGCTGGACTGCTAAAACAGACATCCCCACACCCGGAAGAAGCTATTCATCCGCTACAACTATATTAAACAACGGATATATTTTCAACGGTACAAATTACGGCGGAAGTGAACTCTATGCAGATTGTGATTCTTACAATGTATCCGGTGATTCGTGGACAAATAAAACAGACATGCCGACTTCAAAATTCGACTCGAAAGCTTTTACAATTGCAGATAAAGGATATGTTGTGGGGGGACAGAATTTAATTTCCGGATTATCGGATTGTCTATCCTATACGATAGGTACTAATGCATGGACAAGTAAAGCCGTGACTTTGAATAATAAAAATTGTTGCTCGGCATCCGCGATATACGACAAGGGATATGTTTATGGAGGATACATGACTCCGGAAACAAATGCGTATTGTGACGAATATTCTGCAAATATTGACACATGGAAAAGAAAAGCGAATATGTCAAGTTCAAAAGCTTATACAGCAGCATCTACAATATAGAGGTTAATTATGGCGAACAAACAAATTAAAGATTACACTCAAGTTTCGGATTCTACTTTAACAGATAAATTGTTATGTCAGCAATCCGGAGTTACTTATTATCAAACTGTAGCGCAGGTGCTTGAGAATATTGAAAACTTGACAACGGCATCTACACTTGACGGAACTGAAACTATATTTTGCAGAATATCTGGTGTAAATTCAAAAGTCACCGTTGATGCTTTAGCAGAATTTATAATAGAGAACAGCTAATGACAATACACGAAATTGGATATTATTCAGCAGTAACCACACCCGCAGTTTCGGATGAATTTCTATGTCATAAAAACGGGATTACCCAGAAGACTACAACTACTGAAATTTTAGATGCTATATCTGATTTTACACAGTACGCTAAAAATGATTTAATAGCCAGCGGTGTAGTAATGGGTACTCAAACCGCTGATCAAGTTCAAATTTCCTTAACACAGATTATAGCTTATGTTAAATCGATAGTTTACGGTATGCTTTATGGAGGATACACCTCGGCAGGAGTAATAAAGACTTGCGTATCATACAATTTTGCGGCTGATTCTTATACTGCGCGTACAAACTTGACAACAAGTACTTGCAGATTGGCGGCTTCATCTATAGCCAACAAAGGGTATATTTACGGAGGGTTTACTACTGGAAGTGTACAAACTTGTGAGGAATATGCTTTTGGTGCGCCGGGTACATGGACTGCCAAAACAAGTTTTTCTTCAACTGCAAGAGGTTATTTATCTGCTTCCACTATTTTAGGTTTAGGATACATTTACGCTGGATATCCGTTCGGATCAACGATATATTCAGTAGGTTTATGTGATGAATATAGCCCAACCGCTAATTCTTGGGTTGTAAAAGCACCATTAAATCAGACAAGACGGCAGGCGTGTGCTTCTACTATTTTAGATAAAGGTTATGTTTTCTGCGGTTATGAGGGAGGGGGGATTTATTTATCGTCTTGCGAACAATACAACTCGCTTCTTAATGTTTGGACGAACAGGAGTTCCATATTATCGCCGTCAAGATCTGCGGCAGCATCGTTCGCTGTATTGGATAAGGGATATGTGACGGGAGGTTATGCTACAGCCTCACTTAATGATTGCGATTGTTACGATGCCGCGGCAGATACTTGGTTAAGTAAAACAAATTTAATACAGGCTAATCAATCACACGCCGCAACAGCTATATTACAATACGGTTATATTTTCGGCGCTGGACCGAGTAATAGAATTGCACATGAGTACAATCCTATTACAAATAGTTGGAAAATAAAAACGGCGGGGAGTCCGATAACATACGATTTAGCTTCATCAACTTTACACAGTTAAGGAGATTTATGATTAAAAAATTACTCGCAGACCACAGATGTTTTCATTCGGAATTTCAGATGGATAATTTCATTACGATTAAACAAGGCACAGTTTACGCTCAGTATAAACAGGCATTGAGGGAATTATACAAACGTATTCGAGGACTTCGAGAGTCTAAATGCGACCGTGAAAAACTATTAGTTGAAATTGAAGAGCAGAAACATCTATCGCAGAAAGGATTTGATAAGTTTAAACGTAAATATGCGGATATTGAATATAAACGTAAATCAATGCAATTAGAAGAATGTGATAGGGTTATAGTTGATACGGAAAGAGAGTTTAAAAGATTCTATGAACAAGCCTGTGCATTAAAACTACAAGTAGGAGAACTGACAGAAGAAAGTGTAAATCAACTTGAAGAAGAAATGTACATATTCAAAGTAAAAGAAATGATGGTATCGGATTGGCTATGTATAGGCAGATATTCTCCGCAAACGCATGAACTGCTAAATTCGTTACCGTTACCTACAAGAATTAAACTCATCGAAGAGATCGCCGATCCAGATAAACAGAAACAACTAATCGAACAGCATACGACAGAAGATAGGAACTATTTCGACAATATAAATAAATTAGAAATGGACGTCCAGAAATGTTTATCAGACCTATGACAACGGATGAATTTTCGGAAATAGTAAATATGCTTATTTCGGAAGGAGACAATAGACTGACATATTTAACTCCTAAACATACTTTCGTATTCGATGGTAACGGCAAAATTATAGGATTTTTTACTTTAAGAATTAACAATAATATTCCAACTTTATGGCATTTTGTGGTGAAAAAAGAAAACCGCAATTTTAATACTACAATGATGATAATAAAAACACTGAAAGCATTTATAAAAAATTTAGGGTTTCCGACGTTCACAGTAGCAGTTAAAAAAAAATCTTTAAAAAGATTTGCACAATACTTTGCAAAAAATAGAGAGCAATATGCAGAGACAGAAGGTGTGAGTTTTTATATAGTGGAGGCTTAAATGTTAATTAAAAGTATAAATCAAAACGCGAGAGGATATT